TTTATATAGTAATTCAGTTACACCTTTAAAATGACTAAATATTGATTTCCTTCCTTGCGGAGCAAACCATAGCCCTGATTGAATTTCAACATTGCCTCTAAAGGAACCACCTTGATTTAAAATTCTATCCTTAAGTATTTCATTTGGTATAAGTGATTCACTATATAAAAATTTTGCCACATCTTCCCATGTGATTTCTGATGTATGGTATTTTTCAACAGTCAGAACCTTACTGTTTTGCTTTGCGTTTTCCATTAAATCAAACATACTCAATTATATCACCTCAAAACAAAAAGGGGGGCAGGTTTCCCCACCCCCCCATTATTTGATTAATTACTTAATCAGTGTAACCTTTGCTCGTGGATTCTTCTTGTTCCAACGATTTGCAAGTGTATTGAATGACTTCTTCAAAGAAGCAATTGCTGCAGCGTTATCTGCAGTCAACTTGGCAATTGCTGCATCATGTGCAACCTTTGCATCTGCAAGTGCCTTATCTGAAGCAGCCTTTGCCTGAGCAACTGCTGTTGTTGTGTCGTCCTTGAACTTTGCAAGTTCTGCATTCTTAGCAGCAAGTGCTGCATCTGAAGCAACCTTTGCAGCAGCAGCATCGGCTGCAGCCTTAGCAACGGCAGCAGCAAGAGCATTCTCTGCAGCAATCTTTGCAGCAGTCTGTGCAGCAAGTTCTGATACTAGATCACGAACTGCAATCTCTGCGAATGGTGCAAGTGTTGGAGCAGTCAAACCAACTACTGCTGCTGCAACTGCATCTGATGATGTTGTTGGTGCAAAAGTAATTAGTGAGCGTGTTCCTGTTGTTGGAAGAGTAGCCTTGAAGGTTGCTGTTCCAAAATCTGTTAGTGTAGCACCAGTTGTTACTGTTGCTGTGTCCATAACTGCTGTTGAAGCAAATACGGTTGCTGTAATTGACTTACCAGATACCTTGTTACCAAATGCATCTGTTGCAGTTACAACGATATCCTGCTTAGTTCCTGCTGCACCTGCTGAAGGTGCTGAAACTGTTAGGTTGTTGATCTTACCAGCAGTACCCTGTACATAGTATGTAAGAGTTGTTCCACCGTTGTTGATTACAACTGTGCCAATTGCTGTTGTCTTTGTGTAGACAAAAAATGTTGCAGTTGTTCCAGTGCCTGTTGCAATTGTCAAAGATGATGATCCTGACGATGCTCCGACTGGTGCTGCTGATGTGTGTAGTGCAGATACGATTGTTGCGTTAGTTGCTACTGCAGTAACTGATGTTCCTGCTGCAACTGTTGCCACAAATCGTAGTGCATCTGCTGCATCGATTGTGTTGTCTGCTGGGACTGGTAGTGTGGCAGGGGTAGCAATTACACCGTTTGTTGTGTTTGCTGTTCCGTCTAGCGTTACCGCCACTGTCATTACTGTAGCATTTGCAGGTGCTACTGCGACCATGCCCAAAGTCATGGCTGCAACCACGGCTAGTGCGATTTTCTTGAATGAATTCATTACTTATTTCTCCTTGTTTATAGTGTTTTTAGTCTGTCCAAATAGTCTTTTATTTCTTCTATTTGGCTAGGTTTATATTGTATCACATTGCGACTTTCTAAGTCAAATTGCTCCTCTGGAGTTTTTGGTCTATCCTTAAAAGTATGAACCTCTACTTCAGTGTCTATATTTTTTGGGGTATGTGATATTGCCCCAAATATTGCTCCACACACAGCATCAGCCAAGTCCTTTGACTTTTTGCGGGGGTGGTCAACTCTATCATTTTTCATAATCTTTAACTGTGTTAGTTCATCAAACAATAAATCAATTGCAGGCATAGCAAGTCTTTCTTCGTATACAAGCATAGCCATATCCTCGTAGTGCTTCTTGGCAACAGAAACAGTATCAGTTTTCATTCCTACTTGCTTTAACTCATTTTGAATATCAAATGATTGCCAACGGTCAAATGAAACCATGCCAATATCAAACCCTATTCTTCTTAGGTTCTGAATCCACTGCTTAACTTCTGACAGGTTGACTGGCCCTTCTACCTTTGGCTCCCACCATGCTACTGCATCTACTACTACAATTGGTGCAACTTGTTCGTAGTTATTAATTACCTGGATATTTACCCACTTGTCTACATGTGCAATTGCCACAGCACACTTATCGTGCTTTTGTGCAAGGTCAGCATGTACATAATACTTTTTTGTTGGATCTGGCTTAAAGTTTTCTGCAAACCTTCTAAAATTGTCTACTGGATTTATTAGTGTCATGCAGGCTCTTACTTTGTCTGCCTGCTTAAAGAATGCATCAGAAGCAAATGTTGGTACACATGCAAAGCGCATCATTGCATCTCCAAGGTCCGTCATGAATGCAATCATGAAGTCATCTATCTTGCGTGTAGGGTTTACTTCCCATGTAGGTCTTTTTAATGCGAATACTCCTGGATATTTGTATGAAATGATTTGATCTTCATCCCAGGAAATTTCAAAGTTGTTGTCTGGACTATTTTCTGGAAGAAGTGGATTGATTGTAAACTGATGAGTTCTTTCTATAACTTCTTTCTCAGCAATAACATCGTCATACTTTTCTGAAATAAAGTCTCCTGGATAACGGGGGAATGATAGAAGAACTACCTTGCCAAGATCAGGGAAGCGTGAGTCAACTGACCCACGGAAAGCCTTGTAGATGTTATCAGCAGTCTTTCCTTGTTCATTTCCTGTTCCAACCTCAGATGCAAAACCAGAAATCTCATCAAGGACTGCAAGCAAAAGGTTTAAACCCTCATGTGACTCACGCTCTGAGTGACCAGAGTAAACGGTAATAGATTTATCAAACTCAATTGAGTCAGCCTTTGCATAATACTTTCCAGCAAACCATGGGGATCTTTCAATCTTTGATTTAAAACCTTTAAAGAAAACGTTCTTTGCTTGTTGTGCGTTAATAGCAACGTTGATTAAGTCGATAGCATCTCCAGATGGCTTGCCAAAATACTTTGCTGGATCTTTTAAACATAACAGTTTGTATACGATATATGAGCATGCTACGGTTGATGTGAAGTCTTTTCCAGATCCCTTGCCAAGTTGCAGGATGATTTCATTCTTTGTATATTTGTTGTAGTACTTAGTACCCTTTTCTTCACCCATCATACTAATCAAATCTTCTTTACGATAGATCTGGCTCATTGCCTCAACAATGTCATACTGGATATCAGACAATGGTGGTTGTCCAAGGTATGCTTCACCCTCAACAAATGTTCTTGCGTCTACTGGTATTTCCTGAAAGTGATCATCCTGCAGTGCTTCAAGAAACTCATTGAACATCGTGGACAACTGTAATCACCTCATTGTCTTTTGCAAATGCAGAAAGTCTACGCATAATTTCATCACGAACCTGTGGATACTCTGAGGCAATATCTTTAAGGATAAGAACAAGAATCTCCTGACGCTTTTCAATTTCCATCATCTCTTCAGCAAGTTCTTTGTTCTCAAGTAGGCCAGCCTTCTGAAGCATGTCAATTCTCTTTGATTCAATATCCATTACAAGTTTAATTGCTGCAGTCTTTGCGCTAAGGTTGTTAGTCATAGATGCTTCATCAATAACTTCGTATGTGCGAGATACTAACTTGCTGTAGTGTGTGTCCGCTGCTGCTAGTGCTTCTTTAGCACGAGCACGGATAGCGTCATTGGCTGAGGCCATGACCTTCCATTCATTGATAAGAGTTACCACTCTTTGTCTTGGTATAGAAAGTTGCTTTGATATTACTGTTGGATCATTACCTTTTAGGTATTCTTCCACTACCAAGTTTACTTGGTCAAGATGCTTAACTAGATCGTCTTCAGTTGACATGCTTGCCTTCTAGTCTGTTTATCTCATCTTTAATATAGAAAATTGCCTTCTCTAAATCCTGTATGGTCTTTGCTTCATCCTTAAGTCCTGCTCTCCAAAGATACTTGAAAGCATTACCAATATTAAAATTACGATGACGAGTTATCTCAATACACTCAATACCAGATGGATCTGATGTGTAGTGTCGTGGATTGTTTACTTGGTCAACGGTTATGTTTAGATTATCACTCATAAGATTCCTCCTCGTCAGATTCCCAATCAAATGTTTCTGGAATTCCTTTTAGTGCAGCAAACGCAAAGGCAAAACCCACGCTACCTGCTACAGCAAGTGCGACTAATGCTTTTTCAAATTTATTCATCGTTTTGATTTCCTTAATCCAAACTTAGCAAGGTAAACATAGATCGTCTCTAGTGAGCATCCACATTCCTTTGCAATCTCTTCTGGAGTCTTCTTATCCATAAGATATCTCTTACGCATAAAGACTTCTGATGTATATAGTTTAGCAGCCATAATGTTATTTGTCAACTCCAATTGCTTTCCCCCAATTTTTTAGTGCCCAGTGCCCAATCCCGCATGCATCTGCAACATCGTTATCAGTAATTGATCTATCATAAATAGTGTTAATAAACTTAATGGTTCTCTCCTTACGAATATTTCTTTCGTAAGACTTGTACCAAGAAACAGACTTTCCTGGATTTTGAGATCGAATGAACAGTTGCTCATCCTTTGATATTTTTTTATTACCGATGTAGTTTTGCCAGGTAATAGGAGAAACTTTTCCTATAACCTTAGTTCCAGTTTGTCCTGCTGATCCAAGGATTGCACCCTGTACCAATGCGAGATCTGCAGCAGTCTTAGGGCTATTCATAAAAACAGTGTGCTCAATAATTATTGCTTCAAACCCATCATATATATCAAAGAATGCTTTTACCTTTTTACCTGCATCCATAACCTTTTCATATATATCGTTTCCTTCAAAGTTAATCTTTCCCACAGACTCAAGATCATCTCCAGAAAATAATGCAAAGGCAAGACTGTTTGTACTAGCGTCAATGGCGCAGATCTTGTGTGGCTTTATTTCTAGCCCCCACTTATTTTTTACCATCTGTCTTATCCTTAATCTTTTTAATTGCTTTGCTCACAGCGTCTGGATTTATAGAACAAGATGAGCAAACTGGGAAATCATTGTAGATTGAAAGTGGCATAGAGCAAGACTTGCAAAGTCTTGTCTTTCCTTTTCTTTTTGCTCTTTTTGATTGCATATACCTTGCAGCAATTTTTTCTTTTGTTGCAAGTTCTCTACATTCAACAGAGCAGTATATTTGATACGATACTGATTGAGTAAATTGTTTATCGCAAAAGTTACAGTGTCTCACTTAGAATCTCCAGGGGTGCTATCTTTAACACGCCTGGACCTGCAGACTCACATGCTTTTTTAATTGGGCATGACTTGCATATCTTGGAATTTGATCTATAGTTTTTGTTTGGCAGGGTTCTGTCTTCCCATGTCTTGCGAACTAGTCTCATCCAATCAAATGCCTGGTCTACCCACCGACGGTAATGATCGTTTACTACT